TAACCCGCGCCAGTATCTTCCCTTAGTTTAACCGCATAGAACCGTGGTCTTCTAAGCCATATGTCGGGGTTGGAATCCCCGAGGGAAGTCCAATATTTGACAGTTTTTAAAAATTATGTTATAATATTTATAGAAAGTGAGGAGAAATAAATTGGCAAGAGCAAGATTTGAATTTAATTTTTATCCAGATGAGAAGTCAGAGCCTACGTATGATCCAGTTGAACTACATTTTGACCTCCCGCATGATTGTTCAGCAGAAGATATTCATCGTTACTACTTGGCTTTTCTTGTGGCGATGGGTTATTCTCCAGATTTAAATAGTGAAGAAGAGTAACATGATTAGACAATATCCAATCGTGACAGAAGAACGTTTCATGGAAGCGCTCGCGGCTTTAACTGATAATGATACATTATTTGTTCAGTGGCGACCTGAAACTGCGGCGAAAACTAAAATGTGGCCGCAAGTAGAACTACTTGAAAATTTTATTAACATTCATACCGATCCAAATGATGCTTGGTGGTATATTGAAAGTGGTTATGCGCGAGTATGGTTACAGTTCCCAAATACTGAAGAACGTGAACTACCTTGGAAGCCAATAGAAGAACTGTAGGCTTAGAAGCAGCCATCAGCTAAGGAGTGTGGGACACTCCATCCGGTGCAAAATGCTGTCAAGTGGGCAACATGAATAATGACCCACATAACAGTGATGTGCCGATGGGAAATAGCGATTCCGCTTTGGCGTAAAAGCACATCTTCTATAGCGGCGTAATGGTCGCGGACATGCCCTATTTCCGAGGATTGTCGTTTCGGCAACTCTTAGTATGGTTCAAAGGTAAAAGAGCTAAATATCGGGATACCATACCGTTAACTCAGATAGTAACGTCATGAGTTTCTGTCGTGTTAATCTTGCTATCGGATTGCGACTATTTGGCCATCTAGACCAATTAGGCAGAGTCAAAAGACTTAAAATCTTTGTAGTATGAGTTCGAATCTCATGGTGGCCACCAGAGCGATTACTGTTTTGATATTTTTCATTCTTCTCCGCTTATAATTGAAAGAAATAGAAAAATATAGCATGGCACCGTAGCCCAATTGGCAGGAGGCAACGCACTCAAAATGCGTACAGTATGGTTTCGAATACCATCGGTGCTACCAATTTTATATGGGGAGCGGAGAGTTTGGCCACTCATACGAGAAAAGGATACTCCTATTATCCAGCCATATATTATCAAATAGGAGATGATAATATGATAGGGATTTATAAAATTACCAATATTTTAAATAATAAATGTTATATTGGTCAAAGTATTGATATTGAAACACGATGGATACAGCATATTTACGAAGGTAAACATAATACTAAAAAAGGTCGATTATATCCTATTATGTTTCAAGATGGAATTGAAAATTTTACTTTTGAAATAATTGAAGAATGTCCTTTAAATCAGGAGATTCTTAATCAAAAAGAAAGATATTGGATAAAATTCTATAATTCTTTTGAAGATGGATATAATTCTACTATTGGCGGACAAGGAGAAGATAGTTGGACATACGACCCTAATTTAATTCGTCAATTATGGGATGAAGGATATAGTACAGGTAAAATCGTTCAAATTGTTGGGTGTGGTCACACAACAGTTCAAAATAGACTAAAAGGATATAAAGATTATAATTACAAAACTAGCCATCAACGCGGTTGGTTATGGGCTTCAAAAGAAGGACGTATGGGAGGACTAAAATTAGGTCAATTATATTCTTCTGACGGTAGAAATCTCTGTTATTTTGGCCCAATTATACCAATATATCAATATTCTTTACAAGGAGAATATATTCAATCATTTCCTTCAATTGAAGCAGCAGGGCGGTATTTAAATATTAAATATCCTAGCGCAATAGGACAATCTTCTACACATCCAGATGAACGAGCAACGGCTTATGGTTATCAATGGCGTAGAGAAAAAGTTGAAAAATTAAAACCAACAGCAGTTCCAGGAGGAAAAGTAATACGTTGTATTGAAACTGGAGAAATTTTTCCTTCGACAAGAGAAGCCGCAAATTGGTGTGGTTTAAAAAGTTGTAGCCCAATTAAAGATTATTTAGCAAAAAGAGGTAACTATAAATCCGCGGGCAAACATCCAGAAACAGGTGAAAAACTTCATTGGGAATATGTAGAATAAATATTTGACTTCTTCCTAAAATTATAGTATAATAATTATAGTAAAGGGAAAGGAAAATAATAAATGAGAAATAATACTCACGAAGAAATCGAAAGAATTAAGCAGAGTATCATTGATGAATTTGGAAAAAATAATATTCTAAATTTAACAGTAGAGCTAAATTATGATTGGCATGGAGATTATTTTGCTTTCTGGGCCGTGCGTGAAAATGGCCGCTGGATAGATCACGCTAGATGGTATAACAGTGATGGTACCATTAAAAATACTTAATTGTAATGTAAGGCAGGAACAGCAACACTTATATGATAAAACTGTGAATTTTATTTAATAATCTGCCTTGTATAATTAAAAGCCAGCACAGCAACGTTTTATTGGATTAAGTATTTCTTTTATAATACAAGATGGTTCAAACCCATCAAAATTGATTCTGGCTTTGTGTGTTTAGTATAAATAGACGGTTACAGCAATTATTTTACAGAATGGATTTGTAATCCCCAGGTCGTTGGTTCGACTCCAACCACGTAAAAGTGTAGCTCAGATGGTAGAGCAGGTATCTACTAAACCCGTCTAGTTTTTAAAGAAGGTTGATAAAATGAAATTTTACACTTCCTACTTTTATAAAATTCGTTTCATGAAGCCGCATCAAATTCCATTCTCTACGGCAATTTAGAACCCTAAGTTCTTTTCTCGCGGCGGCCAGCCATTTTTCGATAAAAACGGCGTAATTAATGGTTTACGTGTAATGCCATTGGTGCCTGGGCCATTATGCGAAAATGATTGTCGCGGCCCAGAGGAATGCCAAAGTAAAGACCCTCAAAATTGTAGTTTTTTAAAGCATTATCGTCAGCAATTAGATGAGTTAGATGTTAGTGCTGTTACTAATAGGTGTGAGGAAATTGCTCGACAAATACAACAAGATATTGGTTTTGTAGAAGAGCCTGAAATCATTTTTATTATTTATGAAGCACCTAAAAATCCTTGCAGCGAACGTCGAGTAATACAAGAATGGTTGCATGATAATGGAGTTGAATGTGAAGAATGGGCGAATTAATTCTTATGCTTATTATTCTATGGATTTTAAGTATATATAATAGTCACTATACATCATCATAATGGAGGTTAATCTAACGGCTTAGATGCATGGCTTTGACCCATGATAACCAAGTTCGACCCTTGGACCTCCAGCCATATAAATCTTAAAGAAAGGAGTTTAAAATTATGTCATATACAAGAGCACATATTCGTGTAAATACCAGTAGTGATGTTATTAAGTTTGTATCTATTATTAATAGTGATGGAACAACTGATAGGTATGTGTTGGAAAATGAAGATGGAACTTTTAGAACTGAAGCAAGATCTTTTCTAGGAACTCTTTATTTTAGCACTGAACATGGCGATAATACTTATCTTGTAAATGAAACTGAAGACGGAATATATCCATCTGGCATAGATGAATTTAGAGTGTAAACCCGCGAAAGCGGGTTTATTTTTTTAGGTGAGGTGAAAAAGATGGCGAAGAAAAAAAAAGATACTGTACCAGATAATATTAATCCAATGAATTTTCCACATTATATATTTTTTTCTTCATTAAAGGATGATGATTTTGATACTTATAATAATGCTTATAATTATTTTTCAAGATTAACGGATATAATTATGACAGGCGGTACTACAGAAGAAAGTACTCCTTTTGAAGATGAAAATGCCTCTATTGTAAGTTTAATTAAACAATTAGAACAAGTAGCTAGTATAGAACGAGAAAATGAAATTGCTTTTTTAAAAGCTCAAAAAGATGTAATTGAAAAAAATATTAAAAATGGAGATGAAGACTTACAAGAAGATATGCAAGGAGTTTTAGATTTAATGAATGATAACAAACGTTGGAATTATAAAAAGATAATTACTTTATTTAATAAAATGCGTATTAATCAAAGCGTTTATAATCAAAATTTATTGAACTTTTATAATTTTTTAGTGCAGCAAAAAGATAAAATGAAAGTGTCTTTAGATGAACAAATAACGTATACGAAAGAGGTTAAAGAAAATGATATAAAAGTAGAAAAACAAGTTACTGATACATTGCGTCATATGTATTTAACTAATTATGGTGATTATGCTAAAGAAATTAATAAATACTATGAAGATGAATTTCATGGTTTACCTGAACGTATAAATAAACTATATCAAAGTACTTTAAATTTAATTCTTAGAGATAAGCAATTTTTACAAGGAATATTAATTCCAGAATTAAAAAAAAGATCAATAAATACCGCTGCAGCTGTACAAGATTTGATCGCTAAAAAAATTTTACAATATCCAGGCATGAAAGCAAAAGAAATTAAACAACAAATTATTAATAATTTTACTACTGATATTGATAATATAGATTTAAATAAATTTCAATTATTAAAAGTCTCTCCAAAAGATATGCGTTCATTAGAAGAAATAGCTTTAACTAATGGAGGAAGTTTAGCAAATTTTGTATTAAATTTATCTCAAGAAAAACAAATTGAAATTTTAACAGAGTTAAATATTCAACTTCCAGTTAAAAAAAATGGTAAAAAAATTTCAAATTACCAAGAATATTTAGATGCCGTAAGTAAAAAAACTAAAGAAAGTCAAACTCTTAAAGCAGGACTTAGTAAGCAAATAAAAAAAGCAATTTTTGATAAAATTAAAGCCAATGTATCTACAGTAAATGATGAAACACTTGCACAAATTCCCAATTTAATAAAAATACAATATACTGATGCATTAAAACAAATACTACAAGACTATACTGCGCAAGGCTTTTTTTTAACAGAAAAAGATATTGCTTCAACTTTACGAACTGTACAAATTGGACCAAAAAATTTTGCTGAAATAATATCAAGTCCTGAATTTACTTCAGTTTTAAAAAAAAATTTTAATAGCTTACTTGAAGGTCAAACAATACAATTAAAAAATGATATAGTTTTTACTTTTTCTAGCACTCAATTAAATCTAAAAACAAAAAAAAATTCTACAAAAACATTAACTCAATTATTACAAACAGTAATAGAAAATTTTATGGAAACATTTATGGGTTTATATAATTCAGGAAGTAGCGGTGAAACAGATGTTGAAGCTGCAAATGTAGCTTGGAAAAAAAGTATGGCACTTTTAACCACTGTTTATGACACTTTATTAAAAGACGTAAAGAAAAATAAAAAACAACAAAAACAAATTCAAGATTTCTTATCAAATACATTTTTTGGAGGAATTTCTGTTAAAGAGTATAATAATTATCAAAATGAATTGGGTTATCATGGTGGTTCTCTTGGCAGCGAGGGAGCTCCAGAAAAAGTGTTAAATAATATTTATAAAATGTATGAATTAGGTGGGTTGACTCCAATAGAAACTGAATTAATGATGCAAGCTGTCTTAAACTGCGCTCATCAAACTATTGCTAGAGAAGTTGGAATAGTTGATGTTGTGCAGGATTATTTAATAGGTGGAGCAGCAATGATGATGTTTGATGAAGGTTTTTCAACTTTACCAACTTTACATGAGTGGATAGAAAATCTTTTTGGAGGTTTTGCGCCTAAACAAGTTCACTTATATCAATTTAATACTCTTTATATACCAGCTTCTTATGTTCTACAAAATATTTGCAATAATTTAAAAAAAATTTATAATGATCTTATTAAAGAAGAAACAACAACTATGAAAACTTATAATACATCAACGCAAGTTTATATTGAAAATCCGATTACTCCAAGCAGCGTAGATACGACAAAAAAAGTAGAAGATAGATGGGAATCAGTTAGTGAATTAGCAAAAGCACAAACTAAAATACATATTATGTTAATGGCTGGCATATTAGATATTTTCCAACAAATACCAGACTTAATCAGTTATAATGTAAGATAATTTAATACTTGACATCTTCCAAATTTTATGCTATAATATTCTCACAAGAACGAAAGGAGTTACTTATGGCCGCAAAAATAACACCAGAGCAAATTTCTCAAATGGTTTTCTTATACTCAGAACTTAAAACCTATTCCGCAGTTGCAAAGCAAATGGGTATCTCTCCCGCAACAGTATCTCGTTATATAAAGGCGCAAAATTCCATTAAAACTTATACTGATACTTGCCCTTCACCGCGGCCAATAGAAAGCATTTTGCCGCAAGAAATTCGTTCATTCGGCATTCTTACAAATGAAGAACGAGAAAGTTATTTAAAGTGGGTAGGAGAATTTCAATGAAATTAAAATATATTAAAATTGAACAAATTAATAACCATTTTAATATCTATTTTACGGATGATTTTTACACCTATACAACTCCTTTCTACCATAATGAATCCTATTTTAATATCATGTATCGTATTTTTGGCCTCCTTCCGCAAGACTTCTACCATTTTATTGGTACAACTTATCACGCAACTTTTGAACCCTGTTTCTTTATGAAAAATGTCATTTTAATGCATTTTCCAACTAAAAAAGATGCAGAGTTATTCGCGGCTGAAGCAGATAAGCGACTAACCTATTTTATTAATCGGGGAGATTTTACATAATTCTCCCCTATTTTTTATTACCTATAATATGGGGAAACCCGCGCAAGGAGGTGAGGCCCAATGGAGCAGTTTGCCGAATGGCTTTCCCACAATATTGTACAAGCTATTATTATTGTTTCCGTTTTCATTCAAATTACTCCTTTAAAATGGAACCCAATTTCTTCTTTTGTGAAATGGTTTGGTAATTTAATAACCGAAGATGTTTCTAAAAGTGTTAATGAGCTTTCTTCGACTACTTCAAAATTAGCCGCAGAAGTAGCAGAAAATGAAAAAGATCGAATTCGTTGGGAAATACTTGCTTTTGCTAATTCTTGTCGTAATGGCCGCAGTCATACTCATGATGAATTTAAACATGTTATGACCCTAAATTCAAAATATAAAAAGCTTTTAAAAGAAACCGGTGATGAAAACGGAGTTTTTGACGTAGAATATGATTATATTAAAAAACTCTATGCCGAAAGGCTAGAGAAAAATGATTTCCTATAAAAAGGAGGAATTAAAATGAAAAACTTTAAACGCTGGCTCGCGGCCGCAGGTGTTCGCGCTATTAAAACTGTTGCACAAACTGCTATTGCTGTTATTGGCACTTCTTACGCTTTAAAAGATGTTGACTGGGCTTTAGTTGGCTCTGCCGCTTTACTTGCTGGTATTCTTAGCTTACTTACAAGTGTTGCCGGTTTACCTGAAGTAGAACAAGCTGAAGAACTAGACAATTTAAATGAAGATATGAAATAAATATTTGACTTTTCTTTTATTCTATGTTATAATATAATAAAAGAAAAGGAGGACTAACGAATGGAGAAACGAAGCAATTCAAGAGTTATTAGCTTAGACGTGTATACTGATGGCTCTTGTAAAAGCACAGGTGCCCTTCATTTTGGCGGCTGGTCTTTTATCGTTGTGCGTGATTCAAAAAAAATTTATGAAGCGGCGGGTAGTGAAAATAATACTACTAACCAACGGATGGAACTACAAGCAGTTCTTGAAGCACTAAATTATATTAAATCTATCCGCCGTTCCTCTGAATCAGTAATTATTTTTAGTGATTCTGCTTATTTAGTCAATTGCTATCAGCAAGAATGGTACATTGACTGGATGACACATGGATGGTTAAATTCACAAAATAAACCAGTTGCTAATAAAGACTTATGGGAAAAAATTGTTCCATTTTTTGATGATTTTTGGTATACTTTTAGAAAAGTTCAAGGTCATAATGGAAACATTTGGAATGAAGCCTGTGATAAACTAGCTCAATCCGCCGCGGATAATGCAAGAATAAATTGGAGAGGACATAATGATTGACGATATTTATGAAGTAACACGAGATGAGTATATTGGCTTTGTAGAACAAATTAAGCCTGATGCGCGGGATGTACAAGTAGTTCATATTGACGATGATCATGTTGCCGCGCATATCTATAGTAAAAATACAGGGAAGCACTTATGCTCGCGAGTCGCTTGCTCTAATGAGAGTAAAAATGAGCCAGAACGCTATTATGTAATAAATATGCCTGAACCTGAAGAAAGAAAGCCTCCTATACCAAAAAGAAAAATTGTGCTGACTACAAAAGAAGAAGTTCAGGCTTTAATGGATTTCTTATCTAAGAAATCTAAGGAGGGTAAAGGAAATGGTTGAATTATTTTCTGATATTCCACAAGAAGTGCGGGACAGAGCTAAATTTTGGGTTGACATGTCTTTACGACAAAATACCTTAATTCAAGCCGCAAAAATGATTAGAGAATATATGAATTCTTGTGTCGATGAAGAAGAAGCAGATTATGTTGATTTTTATTTCAATGTGAGAATGGAGGAGCTATTAAATGCAAGTAATAATGATTAGCGGAAAAAGTTGTTCTGGTAAAGATACTGTTGCAAAACGACTAAAGGAGCAGCTAGAAGCAAAAGGCGCGACCGTATTAATTATTCATTTTGGCGATCCAGTAAAATGGATTGCAAAAGATTTTTATAATTGGAATGGAGAAAAAGATGAGGCTGGGCGCAGTCTACTTCAGCATATAGGCACTGAAACCATGAGAGCTTATTATCCTACATATTGGGCAGAAATTATTAGTAAATTTATTGCAGCTGCTCATAGCTGGGATTTTGTTATTATTCCAGATTGGCGTTTTGAAAATGAATATTATACAATTTGTAACGATAATAAAGACATTACAACTATTAGAATAAATCGATATAATAGTGATGGAAGCCCTTATATAAATGAAAAAATGACTGAAAAGCAAGCTAATCATATTAGTGAAACAGCACTTGATCATTTTCCTTCTAATTTTATTATTGAAAATTATGGAACATTGGAAGACTTATACGCCAGCATAGATGTAATTCAGAAAGATATTTGCCTTTTTTAATAAATTATGATATAATAAAAGAAAAAAGGAGAATAAATTATGCTATTACGAGAGCTAGCGCCAGAACATTATTGGTCTTTTCCAAGTTCTTATTCACCAGAAAAGCGAAAAAGTGAATTAACTTCTATGATTTTAGACGGTAATCATTCATTTCAGCTGAAAACAGACGGAAATTATTCAGCTTTTATCTGTGATTTTGATGGCGATAAACGTCTTATTAGTCGGGGAATTTCTAAAACCACAGGAGAATATGGTAGACTTGAAGATAAATTGTTCTTTTTTGATGCGGTAGCAGAAGCTTTCAACAAGCCTACTCGTATTATGGGTGAAATTTGGCTAGAAGGCGGAGTAGATAAAAATGTTGGTTCTGTATTACGAGCTGACACCGAAAAATCTAAAAGTATTCAAAGTAATGAATACTATGAAAATATTAGTAAACTTGTTAAATTCAGCGCTAAAGATAAACGAGATATTGAGAACAATGAATTCCGGGGACAAAAATTAAAGTGGCGTATTTTTGATGTGTGGTTTTATGAGGGAGAAGATTTAATGACGACCCCTTGGATAGAACGTCAAAAATATGTTAAAGCCGCGGCTGAGCGTATTAATCATCCACTAGTCAGTTATGTTCCATATTATCCGATGGATGATAATTTCTATGACCATCTAGCTAGTATTTTTGAATCTGGCGGTGAAGGAGTAGTGGTATATAAAAATACTGGACTTCCTGAGCCAGATAAAAGAACAGCTCATAAAACTCTTAAAGTAAAAAGAGAGCTGGAAAATTTGCTAGATGTTTTTATCGTTGGAGTTGAACCCGCGGTTAAATCTTATACCGGTAAGGATATTGCTAATTGGGAATTATGGGAAGATACAAGAACGGGTGAAAAATTACATGGTAAATTTTTTATGGATTATCAACTTGGAAAATCAGTAATTCCTGTTTCTAAAGGATATTGGTTTAATTATCCTGGAGCAATATATACTGCCGTTTATGATAATGAAGGGAAAGAAGTGCCGATCTGTAAAGTTTCTGGATTAACTGATGATTTTAAAGCAGAATTACGTGATAATTTTAAGAAATATGATCATTGTCCAGTAACAATTGGTGGTATGGCATTAAGCGATTCTAATGGACTAAGTGTCCGTCATCCTTACCTGAAATCTATTCGTTTAGGCGACCTTAATCCGCAAGATTGCACTCTTTCTAAAATTTTAAATAATAATTAATAGTTGTCCTTCAGACAACGCAAAAGGAGGACCTATGCCAGAATTAAGTTTCCTAGATTTCGCTGAAGAAATTTCAACTCTAGACCCAGTAATGTATGGTTATTTTGATAGCCTACTTAACAATAGAACTGTTATTCTTAACCAAGAAATTACAGAAAATATAGTAGAAACAGTATTCATTCCTTTGAAGAAATTTGAAGAGGATGATGATACTACTACACCTGTAAAATTAATTTTAAATACTCCCGGAGGCTCTGTTGCTGATGGTCTAATGCTTTGCGGGCTTATTGATAATTATAAAAAGCCATTAGAAATTATTATTCCTGGCTATGCTTGTAGTATGGGAACAATTATTCTTTGCGCGGGCAATAAAAATCCTAATGTTACAAAAAAATGCTATCCATTTAGTTTTGCTCTATTTCATTCTGGAGAAACTTTTGTTGGCGGCGAAAGTACGTCTGTAGAAGATGTTATGCAATTTAATAAAAATGTAAGTAACAATATCCGGCAATATGTTATAGAGAATACTAATATCACAGCTGAATTATACGATTCACATTATCGTAAGCAGTGGTATCTTACCTCGCAAGAAATGTTGGAGTATAAGTTAGTTGATGAAATTATTGGATGTGAAAAGGTATGATTTATTTTGCGGATACATCGGCACTTTTAAATGGGTGTTATAAGGACTATCCCCACTTATGGGTTAGTCCTCTTATTGTAACAGAACTTGAAAATATCAAAACATCAATTAAAAAAGATGAACATACTAAAATGTTGGCCCGTAAAGTAATTAAAGATATTCTCTTTAATGTACAATATGATACTTATTTTGCTTCTCAAAAAAAAATACAACACATTATTAATAAATATTCTTTTTTGGAAAATATAAATGACCATCAAATTTTAGCCGCGGCAAAATTACTTCAAAAAGACACGAATGAACCGATTAAATTTATCACTAGTGATGGAGCTTTATATTTAGCCGCATGGGAAATGGATGTAGAAGCTTGTTTTTATGAGCCACATTTAGAAACAAATTACTGCGGTTGGAAAAAAGTTACTCCAACTGAAAAAGAATTTGTTTCACTTTATTCGCATCCAGATGATAATATTTTTAACGCAAAAACAAATGAATTTATTACAATCTATGAAGAAGATACGCTAAAAGATATTATGTTTTGGGATGGTTCTAAATATAATAATTTAAAGTATAAAGACATAAAAAATCCTTATACTGGCGAAATAATCAAGCCTCGTAATACAGAGCAAAAAATGGCTTTCCACCTATTACAAAATTCAAATATAAAAGTTAAGTTACTTGTCTCTGCTTGGGGCGGCGGAAAAACAATGCTTGCTCTAAATTATGCTCTTGAGCAAGTATCAAAAGGTAATTATGCTAAAATTGTTTTTGTCCGTAATAACATTATTGCCGCGGGAACAAATGATATTGGATTTTTACCCGGCTCTGTAACAGAAAAGCTCTCTATTTTCGCTCGTTGCATTGCTGACCATGTTGGAGGAGAAGAAGAGTTAGAACATTTAATCGATGAAAAAATTATTGAAACTGTTCCTCTTTCTCATATTCGCGGGCGCAGCCTAAAGTCTAGTATTGTCTTGTGCGATGAATGCGAAAATATGGATGATAAATTAGTAACTTTATTAATGAGCCGAGTTGAAGAAGATAGTGAAATTATTTTCTGCGGCGATGTTGCACAAATTGATAAAAAAATATTCCAAGAGAATAATGGTATTCGTTCAATGGTAACACATCTTGCGGGCGAGCCACTCTTTGGAATGGTTAAATTAATAAAATCAGAACGTGGCCCTGTCGCTAGACTATGCGATAGGTTAATTCCACCAAATTAAGGAGGTACAAAATTATGTTACGTGAAACTTCTAATTTTGCAGATACTCGCATCGAAATTCTTGCAGCTTTATTAAACAATGCTGAAGTTAGCAAGGATGCTTTTAAAGCATTAGTTGCTTTAGTGGAAACTATGAATGTTGAAAAAACTGATGACGATGCTTTTGATGCTTATGTCGCCAGCCTAGTTGGCGAAGATGAAGAAGAAGAAGAAGAAACTACTACTAAGTAAATAAAAGGGGTGCAAAAGCACCCCTTTTTCTTTTATATACTTGACTTTTTTTGAAATTTGTAGTATAATAAAAGAAAAAAGGAGAATAATATCTATGTGGTGCGACGATATTGATTATACACCTATCACTAGTTTTTGGGATGATTTTTCTATTGCTGAATCATTTGGTGAAGATGCAATTATTGACACAGCAGATAGAGCATTTAAAGAGTGGAAAGATAATTATAAATACCTTACTGAACTAATTATGGTAATTAACTATAAAAGTTGGTATTGGTATGGCTGTAACAATAATGATTTATCTTTACTTTATGAAGGCTTATATTATAAATATGACGAAATGGCGATTACTTATTTAGAAAAAAATCGGCCAGAAGAAGAACTTACGTATTATTTTAGAACATTAGATTAGGAGGTTTTTATGGATAAGAAGGAAAAGCGGCCACTCGGTTATTTAGGTGGAGATATCATGTCTTTTGGGTCTAACCTTGCCCGCGAGTATGAATATGAAAGTTTTAAGAAAGCAAATATTCCCGGTGAAGTCTATAGTCCTGTAATGAATAAGTCAATTAATGACAAGTCTAATATGACAGAAGAAGAAAATAATCATCTTGCGGAAAAAATTTGTGAAGCAGATATTGAACGTCTATGGAATAGTGATTATACAGTATTATGTCCAGAGCAAAGTGCTATTGGAACAATGTGTGAAATGGCGGTCTTATATGGCTGGAAATATATGATAGAGCATATTTGTTGTGAAATAAAAGACAAGTTTTGGGATAAATATCCAGATGCTCACACAGACGGAGAATGGGATAATATGACGCAGCAGGAAAAAGCTTTTATGTATGATTGCATACAAGAAGTTTTAGATAAGCAATGGAATAAGAAAAATTATGCCCATTACTTCGATATTCGTACCAATCATTTAAATGAAAAGGACTGGCGCCGCAGTTTTAGTATCAATCAGATGTTACTAGGTATGATTTTATATGCTACTGAAGACCATACACTACACAATTCTTTTGATGAAATTATTCCAATTTTAAAGGAGAAATTTAATTGATAAACAAAATCATTCATTTTTTCTATTCTCTATACAATCCCTATCCTTGCGGCCGCACTAAAGCGGATAGTTATTTATGTTGTAAACGAAAAATGAATAAATGGAATTCTTATCTAACCAAAAACAAAAGAAAATGTTATTGTCGTTTTTGTAATACTATAAAATTTTCAAGCACTCACCCAATTGATTTTAAACAACCACATAAGTGGTAAGGAGGATAATAACTAATGAATTATTATATTGGCGATTATCCGCCAAATGATTTTGATGGACCACGAGGTTGGATTTGCCCAAAATGCGGTCGTGTGTATAGCCCGAGTACATCAATGTGTTGGTATTGTGGCGGAAATACTACAATTGTAATTAATACCACTACTCCGCCAAATACAACTGGTGTAACACCAGACAAGTTACCAGATATTATTACATCAATAGCGAATATTCCGGTTTATTTAGACAACAGAATTAATATGTTAGGAGAAGATTAAAATTATGTTATACAATATTAATGATAGACTCCCTATTAAACGACTTATTGTTGCCGCGCTACAGCAAGTCATTGCTTGCTTTGTAGCTACTATTCTAATTCCTCAAATTTGCGGTATTCCAATTGCTCCAGCGATGGTTGGTGCAGGCTTAGGAACTCTTATTTACCAGCTCTTTACTCGCGGGCAAAGCCCCATGTTTATTAGCTCATCTGGTGCTTTTGTAGCCGCAATTATTGGCGCACTTGCTATTGGAACCGCTCCAAATTTCACCGCAGTAGCCATTGGCGGGTTAATTGGAGGAGCTATTTTTTTGTGAATTGGGCTTTTTTTTTATAGATGGG